AGACTTTAAAGAGTTGTATAAACTTTGCCGTCCTAACGGTGGTGGCTTAAACCTTAGAATGTGGGTTAATGTACAACTTGCCGACACTGCATTGACACGTAGGTTTTTGAATGAACATGCTCTTGGAGACTCTAAGAAGATAAAAAACGAAGCATCTGTTATGTTTATGGGTAGAGCACTTTGGGATGATGAATATGAAGGCGGAGACAACGCAATTGAAGCTTGGAAATATGTAAAAACTGACCCTGATAATCCATTCCATGACCAAACAAAAGACTATAATCCAGAGACATTTAAGCTTCCTAGATTCACAGAACATAAGGGTAAGAAATATGAGAATATCTATTATGCCATTTTCACTCCAAAAAATCGTCGTGGCAAAGACAATAAGATGGGTCAGGATATTCTTATTCTCAGGGCTGATTTGAATAATAATTCGTGGCATGAGGTTGGTTGGTGTAAAATATTTGATGATAGAGCTTATTAAGAAAGGATGAATAAACATGTACGTCTGTATGGATTGTTTTGAACATTATGATGTTCGTTTTATTGCCAAAACAGAACGCAAAGAATACCTTTGTCCAAAAGCTGATTGTCAAGGAGATGTAGTTTGGTTAGATGAGCTAATTGCTCCAGCAATCATTGTACTAAATAAAAAAGGATATACAACTAAGTACTGTTGCAGTGGACATTGGTATGAGAACTATTCTTATATGTATATCTATTTCAATGATTGGGTATTGTTGCCAGAAAAACTTCCAGATGGATTTGTCAAAGATAAAGGAGATAAAATAACAATTAGAAATACAAATGATAATTTTAAAAATTATTCTGTAGAAGAGAAGTTCAAGTTTGTTACTGAGTCTAATCTAAGACTACTCGAATGGGTAAATGCTTTGCCAGATTGTTATGAAAGAGAGGGTGATTAATATGTGCTTTAAATGTCCTAAAAATATTTCAGATGCAAAATTTTATGATCTTGAGACTGGTGAAGAGATTGGGTCAATTAGCGATTTTAATGTTTCAAACGTTAGTGTAGAGTTTGAAAAAGAATATGAAAGCACCTTCTTTTCACCTTCAAGTTTTAGTGATGGAATCACATTAACAGCAGATGATGTCTATATTAGTGCAAAAGGAATTAAATATCTTTTTGGATTTGATATGGCATATCATCCTTCAGTCATTGAATCTTTTAGACTTGAAAAAATTATGAATCGCACAAAGAATAGACGAATTAAGAAAAAGCTTGAAAAAAGAATTAAAAAATTGGGAGTATGGTATTAATGGAACCACTTGACAAGTAACGCCACAAATGATATAATAAACGAACCGAGCCGATAGGAGTTGATTCGTTTATGAGAAAGATTAAAAAGAAAAATGACACTTTGTTATCTGCAATCAAACAAACTCGCAGTAGAGATTGGGGATTTAAGCCAACTAACAGAGTCATTGCAGATAAAAGAAAGAAGCAAAAGAGGGAAGCATGTCGGATTCGAATAGATGAAGAATAAGCTTCCCTTTCTTTTTTGAGTAAAGGAGGACAGATCAATGAAAGAAGAAGACAAACAACTGAAACAAGAAATAGTAAATAAAATAAATGAACACAGAAACAAAATCAGAGAACTCCAAAGAGAAGTTGAAACACTAGAAAGACAGCTAAAACAAGTAGATGTAAAATGTAAACATGAAAATTACTATTTAGTTGAGAAATATAAAAAACATGGTACAGGGAAAATGGTTAGTGAGTTTCAATGCAAAGACTGTCCTCATTATTGGATCGTGTAGGTGTATGAGATATGAACGATTTGCAGAAAATTAAACAAAGGCTATACGAAGAAGATAAGATAGAAGAATTACTTACCAAGCTTGGCTGTCACGATATTAAATATGTTGGAGGAAGGTTTGAAGCAAGACTCCCTAACGGAAAAGATAAACGTTCAGTGCAAGTTTACAATCAAGAAAAGCTCTCTTCTGCAATAAGAACAAGAGGTGTTAGCGGAGAAGATATTTATTCAATTGTCAGTTACATTAAATTTGAATGCGAAACCGCACAAGCTCGTCAAGATAATCTATCAAATGCAAAGATGTGGATTATTGAAGAGTTTGGGTATCATGACATTCTTGACAAACACAAGAACAGAAAAGACACAAAGGATTACAATAAATGGCTTAAGGATTTGAAGAAGAAACGTAAGAAGAAAAGAAAGATTCAAGATGTCAGGCCAAACACTGCTCTTGATGAATCCATAATCAAAAGCTACTTAATGATTCCTTATACAGCTTGGGTTGAAGAGGGAATTGACTGTGACACTCAGGATGAATGGGAGATTGGATTTGACTGGCAATCTAAGCGCATCGTTACAATGGTTAGGAATATCAATGGAGAGCTTATTGGCGTTAAAGGCAGAACGCTGGACAAGAATTACAAGGAAAAAAATATTCCTAAATACATTTATGTTGAAAGAATGGATAAGAGCATTGAGTTATTTGGTTTACACAAGACATTGCCTTTTATCTTAGATAAGAAAGAGTTGATATTGTTTGAAGGTTATAAGAGTGTATTCAAATCTTGGCAGTACAACTTTCGTAACTGTGCCAGCATTGAAGGTGATGACTTGTCCGATTTGCAAGTCAATCTCATTAAAAGCTTTGGATTAGATTGCTCTATTATCCTATGTTACGACAAAGATAAAACTCCTGATGAAATCATAGAGCAAGCTAACAAGTTGACAAATAGGAAAGTTTATATTGTTTATGATTTTATGGACTGGTTAGAAGGGGAAAAATCTTCTCCTGTCGATGAAGGAGAATTTCTTTGGTCTGAATTGTATAGTGAAAAGATGTTATTAGAAGATTTCATTACTTGGAATAATAAACAGAAAGATAAGAAAAAGAAAAAGGAGAGGTAAACATGGGCAACTATGAAAAGGCAGTTAAAATAGTTGAAAAACATGAAGCATTGACATTAGAATTAGATCAATTGTATGATAAAATTAATAATGAGAAGGAGTCAATTAATATTGATGAATTGAAGTTGCTACTCGATGGCATGACTCTGAGTGAAGGTACTAAATTTTATCGTTCGTTACAAGATAGTGATTTGAAATTTGAGTTATTTTTATATATCAAATCCCGGTCTGAATCTACTAAATAATGCTTGACTTACCATCAAGCATTTGATATACTTATAAATGTCAGATAAAACAAATACAAATTATTGGAGGAAGTAAAATGGCAAAATTTTATTCGACTGGTGTACAAAAGCAAGACAAAAGTGAACGTTCGGTGGTAATTTATCTGGAATCAACTACGCGCCTTCTGGCAATCAAAGAAGCACGTGAAATTGCAAAGCAAGATAATGTAAAGCTTGATGCTCTTGAGGTTCACTTGGTTCAAGGAACTAATGTAGGCCGCCCAGAAATCATTCCTACTGTTCGTTTGAAAGATCGTATCAAAGCTCAACGTGCCGCTGAACTGAAACGTAAAAAATAATAACAACTAGGATGTGACATGAATGAAAGATAAAATTAAAGTAGACATTGTTACATTTGCTAAACACAGAGATTATCTTGGCTTTCATCTTTTCAGTTATGAGGAAGTTCAATTAAAAAACTACGAAGAATCAATGAATTGGGCTTCTTATTATGAGTGGGTTAAACCACCTGAAAAGCATCAACGAACTTATCAGATTTGGAAACAGTATCAAGAATATCTAAATAAATAAGGAGGAATTAAAAATGAAAGTTGGAGATCGCGTAATTACTACAAATGGTGACATTCCATTCTACACAATTGGCGCAGAAGGAGTCATTGTTGAAATTATTGATGGAATGGCTGATGTTGATTTTTATGGATGTAACACTGATTTATATATGGTACAAGAAACTGAAGATGAAGAATATCATTCTTGGTTTGTGCCACTTGAAGATTTGAAATTAATTTAAAAGGAGCTTAACATCATGAGTCGTAGAAATCCAAAGAGTCAAAGAAAAGTAGAAACACAAAAAGTGGAAGCAGAATCCAAACCCCTACCCTGTCAAGATATGACCAAATTTGTTGAGCAGTTGAAAGAAATTGAAACAACCAATAGTGGTAAAGCGCATAATGAAGCGGACGGAATTATTATGAATGCGCTGACTGAACTTGGATACGCAGAACTTGTTGAAGCTTGGCGTGAAGTATCTAAAAAATCAGGAGGTTTTCACTATGTCTGAAATCAAACGTATTACTCCAGAAGAAGTTGTTCAAGCATTTGAAGATACTGGTCTTAAGCCGCATCAAGGCACATATTTTGGAGAACGTGATGATGCATATATCATTCCAGAAGGTGATAATTGCGCTTGTGCAATGGGTGCAATCTATTACAAGGAATTTGGAGTAAAGAGTAATGAGGCTCACGATTATTTTGTAAATAAATTCACTAGAAATTATCAACTTGGATTTGCCTGTGGTTTTGACAATAGCGATAAATTGTTTGAAGGACAAGAACTATTTGATATTGGTTACGAAGATGGAGAAAACGCTCGTTTGACACTTGTAGCAAAAGGAATGATGTAATTTGACAACTCATTATATCTACTTCTCTGAAGATGATCACTTTATTGGCGCAGGAAGTTGTGACGTGGAAAAAGAAGATTTATATAAAGAGATTTATAATGCAATTCAAAAAGATACTGATGGTGCAAGTTCATACTTGCACTTTGGTATCATAACTAGTACAAAAACAGATTTCTTGAAAGAAGCCAAACAACATGGTGATGTCGTAGCTTATCTTAGAGGAATTATAAACCAAATTTATAACGATGGAGATGAAGAATAAATGTTTTCGATCATACTTTTTGCACTTTTTGCTTTGCTAACGGTTTATATTGCAAATAATGAATATAAAAAAGGAGAACAATTTAAGGCTGGAATGTGGTTTGGACTTTCTATATCTTTTGCTCTTAGTCTTGTCTTCGCTGTACTTGATTTGATTGTAAATTAAAATAAATAAAGGTTGTGATTGTCATGAAATGGGTTAAAAGAGAGGTTTCTATCAAACCCAATAAAAGTGACAACATCGTAGCCAAGCTTCTTAAGATTAGAGGAATTTCTGACCAAAAGCAATTCCTCAATCCAACATCAAAAGTCTTAAATGATCCTTGTCTGCTTGCAAATATTAAAGAAGCGGCAGACAAGATTGTTGAGGCTATTAAAAACAATAAAAAGATTGCTATTAGCTTTGACGTTGACGTTGACGGTGTAACCAGTGGTGCAATTATGTACAGGTACTTAAAACCATTTACAGATAATTTGCATATTGTCTACCATCAACGCGAAGACGGACATGGAGTTGAAAACCAACAAGTTCCAGATGATACAGAATTGCTAATCATTCTTGATTCATCTACGAACTCAACAGAAGCTTGTAAAGAGTTGTCAGAAAAAGGTGTTGATATTGTTATTATAGATCACCATTCATTTGAGGAAGATAATCCTTATGCTCTAATTGTAAATCCTCAATTGGATAATTCTCCAAATAAAAGTTTGAGTGGTGCAGGAGTAACATATAAAGTTATTCAAATTATTGACGATACGATTGGATCAGGTACAGTCGAAGATTATTTGGATTTAGTTGCAGTTGGTATGTACGCCGACATGATGGATGTATCAGTTCTTGAGAATAGATATCTTATTACTCAAGGACTTAAGAATATCAAGAACACTGGTATTCTTGCCGTTCTTCAAATGAACGGAACTAATTTGAAAGATATTAATTCTCAGACAATTGGTTTTGGTATTGCTCCACTCATAAATGGAGTAGCACGTATGGGTAAGATTGAACTTGCTATAGATTTACTGATAACTGATGACATGCAAACATGTCTTGACATAGCATCTGAAATGAAGCTTGTTAATGAACAGCGCAAAGATATTGAGAAGGAGTTGTACGAAAAATTTGTTGCAACAGTTAATCCTAACGATAAAGTTATCATATGTATTCATGATGTTGAAAGTAAGAGCTTTAATGGTCTTATTGCGAACAAAATAGCGCAGGAGTTTCAAAGGCCAACATTGGTCATGCGTGATCATGGAGGCTCTTTGGCTGGCAGTTACAGGTCTTATAGCGGATTTCCAATGAGGGAGTTTCTTAATGATAAATCTATTAAAAAGTATACTCAGTATTCAGTAGGCCACGAATTCGCAGGAGGAATTGGCCTAAAATCTGTTAATCTTGAGAAGCTTAAAAAGGTTTTTAATGAGAAACTTGAAGGATATGAGTTTGAATCAAAGATTGTTTACGATCTTGAACTAGACGCTAATGACGTTACTCCTTCATTGATTAAAGATATAGAAAAGTTTGATTACCTGACTGGAGAGGGATTCCCAGTCGCTACCATTCTTGTCAAGGATTTATTTGTCGAAGAAAACCCTAAAGTCTTAGGTAAGACGAAAGAAACAGTTAAGATCAAGTGTGATGGCATTGACGTTATCAAGTTCAAAGTAGACGAAGATTGGGCTAATGATGTCGGAGTCCTTGATTCTATTGAAGTTATTGGACAATTGAAGTTGAATAATTGGCAGAACTGGAAGAAAGAGATAATTACCACGATGCAGATAGTTGCTGACGATTACAGGCTCGGTTAAAACTTTGAAAATACTTGTTGACAAGTAAAAGAATAAATGATAGAATAATACTTGTAGATGAGGAAAACAAATAAAACAATGGGAGATGTTGAAATGTCAGTAATGAAAATTACTAGAATGGTTCAGCCAGATGTGGAATTGCCAGTAGAGAGAATTGAATTTTTTGATGAACTATATGAAGGCACACTTGTGGTTAGTCAAAATTATGGAACTCTTGCATCAGCAAAACGATTTTATCAAGAATGCCCTAGTACCAAGGAAGGGATTGTATGTTTTAGGGCGACTGAGGATGATGAATCAGTTTTGATAGCTTTGACACTAGACGATACAAAACAACTTGCCAAGGCTCTTCAGTCAATGGTAGATTATATCGAATGTTAAGGAGTGTAATAAAATGTTCTCACTTCTTGTAGGAATTATCTTAGTTCTTATAGGTGCTGGATTGGTAGTTACAGCAATTTATAAGATGGCAAAAGTTTTTACAAAAAACAAATAAAACAAAAACAAATCGGAGGAATTTAAACAATGAACGCAAAAGTAATTGGAGCAATTGGTGCAGTAGTAGTATTTGGTGGAATTATCCTTGGTGCAATGTCATTCACGTCGATTGGTGCTGGTCATGCTGGTGTAGTTTGGAGTCGTAATGGTGGAATTGAAGATAAGCCGCTAGGTCAAGGTTGGCACTTTGTAAACCCACTGGTACATGTTACTGAATATCCTGTAGCAACAGAAACTGTTCAGTATGAAGACATTCGTTTGGGAACGAGTGATGGAAAGCCAATTCAGACTACAATCTCTTACAGCTATCACATTGAACTCGACAAGCTTCCACAGGTGTTCAATAAGTTTCGTGGTCAAGGTACTGGAGTAATTGAACAAGGATTTTTGAAACAGCGTTTGATTGAAGCGGCTAAAGATGTGACTACGAAATACTCTGTACTTGAGGTTCTTGGTGAAAAGTCTCAGGAAGTATCTCTTGCAATCCAAAAAGGGTTTGCTGAAGATGCTAAAGTTGTAGCGGCTGGATTCGTTATTGAATCTGTAACATTCCAAACGCCTACTCCTGACGATCAAACACAAAAGGCTATTCAAGCAAAAGTTGATGCAGAGCAAAAGCTTGAACAAGAAAAGATTAACCTTGAAAAAGAAAAAATCATGGCTGATCAAAAGCGTGTAACTGCTCAAGGTGAAGCTGACTCTGCTCTGATTGTCGCTCAAGGTCAAGCTAAGGCAAATGCACTGTTGAATCAATCCCTTACCGACAAAGTTATCCAGAATAAAACTATCGATAAATGGGATGGTAAATTGCCTGCTGTAAGTGGAAGCAATTCGATGGTTCAAGTTCCTCTACCTAACTCCAAGTAATTGCATCTTTGACAAGAGGATATAAGTGTGATATAATATAAGTTACCATTAGAGAATATGGTATTCTTATAAACGTGTCATCTCCAAAGTGAGGTGGCACGTTTATTCATCTTATAGTACATATTACACAAATGACAAGAAGGGAATGGATTGACAATGGAAGTTATCAAGAGAAGTGGTCAGAAAGAATCTTTCAATTTCGATAAAATTATGAAGGTTCTAAAATACGCAATTCAAGATGAGGATATGTATAATGAATTTGCAGATGATTTGCAAATGAATGTTAAAAAAGATATGACTACTACGGAGATTCAGAATATCTTAATTAAAATTGCCGCAGAAAAAACTAGTGTTGAAAATACCAAATGGCAATTTGTAGCATCTAGACTATTGGCATATAATTTATATAAAGAAGCTAGTCGTAATAGAGGGCATAAAAAGAAATTTGGTTATCATGGATATCCCAAAATGGTCAAAGAACTTGTTGCAAGCGGCTTATATGGTTCATACATGACAAAATCTTACACTCACTCTGAGTTAGAAGAATTGGGTAAATATATTAAACCTGAACGTGATGAGCTTTTAAACTATGGTGGAATTGATATGCTTTATCAAAAATACTTGGTCAAAAGTAGAAAAGGTGATGTCATTGAACTTCCACAAGAACGCTTCATGGCTGTTGCAATGACTCTGGCTACTGTTGAGAAGAAGGGTGAACGTGTATACTGGGCTAAAAAGTTCTATGATGTAATTTCCAAGCTTGACGTTATGGTAGCTACACCAACACTTTTGAATGCTGGTAGACCGCTTACACAAATGAGTAGTTGTTTCATTCTTACAGCAGGAGATAATCTTTGGAGTATTAAAGATGTTGATCAAAATGCCGCACAACTTTCTAAATACTCTGGTGGTATTGGAATTTATGTGGGCAAAATCAGAAGTCGAGGGGCTAAAATTCAAGGTATCAAAGGCTTAAGCAATGGTATCATTCCTTGGTTGAAAGGATATGGAATTACAGCTAAATCTGTTGACCAACTTGGTTCTCGTAGTGGTGCAATCGCTGTTTATGTTGATTGCTGGCATCCAGACATTTTTGAAGTTCTTGGTATGAGTAAACCAAATGGTGATGAGAGAACACGTGTTCTTGACTTGTTCCCTGCAATGTGTGCATCTGATTACTTTATGGAACAAGTAAGAGCGCGTGGCAAATGGTGGCTTATTGATCCTCACGAAGTATATGACAAGAGGGGTTATTATCTTGCTGACTTCTACGGAGAAGAGTGGACTGAAATTTATAAATCTCTTGTTGAAGACGAGACAATTGAAAAAACAGAAGTTAACGCAATTGATGTAATGCGAAAATTCCTTGAGAGCGCTTCAGAAACTGGTAAGCCATTCATGTTCTATCGTGATACAGTAAACAAAATGAATCCCAATAAACATGCTGGAATGATTTATTCATCCAATCTATGCACAGAGATTAAACAAAATATGAGTGAGACTACATTTGATGAGCAATATGTTGATAGACATGGTAAATTGCATACGGTTAAAAATGTTGGTGATACAGTAGTTTGTAATCTATCTTCTTTTAACATGGACAGAGCAAATCATCTGACAGAAGAAGAATTTGAAGAAACATTATATCTACAAATGCGTATGCTTGACAATGTTATTGATGTAAACTTCTATCCTATCAAAGAAGCAGAAGTGACGAATAAGAAATATCGTGCTGTTGGTGCTGGTATTATGAACTATCACGCTTACATGGCTAATAAGGGTATTGTTTGGGAATCTGAAGCACATATTGCAGAAGCAGACAGGTTCTTTGCAAAGTGGAATTACTATATCGTAAAAGCAAGTTATCTTTTGGCTCAAGAACGTGGAGCTTACTCTGTATTTGAAGGCTCTGACTATAATACTGGAGATTATTTCGTTATTCGTGGACTCTGTACACGTGATGAAGAAGGGAATTTGCAACCAGTCGAAGGCAATGAACACTGGTACGATCTTGCGGTTAATATTGTGGAAAATGGTGTACGTAACGGCTGGATGGAAGCGATTGCTCCAACTGCAAGCATTTCTGTAATCTCTGGAACAACGGCTGGAACTGACCCAATCTTCAGCAAATTCTTCTTTGAAGAAAAGAAGTATGGTATGATTCCGCAAGTTGCTCCTAATCTTAACGAAGACAATTTCTTTTACTATAAAGAAGCTAATACAATTAATCAAACTTACTCTATTAGAGCGCAAGGAGCTAGACAAAAGCATATTGATCAAGGAAATTCTTTCAATCTTTATGTTAATCAAAATACGACTCCTAAAGAAATGCTTGACTTCTATGATCTTGCATGGCAAGAAGGTTTGAAATCTGTTTACTACATGCGTACAAAGACACTAAGCGTTGAAGAGTGCTTGAGTTGCCAATAAACAATTTAAAAGTTTCGTGGTATCGTTTTTAATAATCTAAGAATAAATAGTGTGGCGTTTAATAGCGCCACACTGACATAAAAGGAGAATGAACATGAATTTAGATAAAAAGAAACTATTTAATGAGAATGGTGATCGTGGCACAAAACGTATGATTGGTGGCTCCACTACAAATATTCGTGAATGGAATCGTGCCAAATATCCTTGGGCTAATCAACTTAGAGTAGTTATGGAGAAAAACTTTTGGGTAGCTGATAACGTTTCTATGACTCAGGACAAGACTGACTTTAAAATGTTAAGTACTGCTGAACGTAGAGCATTTGACAAGTTTATTTCATTCCTCAATTTCCTTGATTCATTGCAATGTGAGAACCTTGACTTCCTTAAGTCTTATATCACAGCACCAGAAGTATCTAGTTTGCTTACACGACAAGCATTCCAAGAAGAGGTTCATGCCCAAAGTTATTCTGTTGTAATTGACACTGTTTGCGATTGGGAAACACAGGAGAAGATTTATGATGAGTGGCGTAACGATCCCCTTATGTTTGAGCGCAATAAGATGATTGCTGATCTGTATCAGAATTTCATTGATGATCCAACTGATGCAAACTTTGTCAAATCCTGTATGGCTAACTATTTACTTGAAGGAATCTATTTCTATTCTGCATTCACGTTCTTTTATTCTCTTGCTAGGAATAAGAAGATGATTAATACTGCTAGTATGATTAAAGAGATTCAAAAAGATGAGATTACTCATGTTGTTATGTTCGAAAACATTTTGAAAGAGCTTCAAAAAGAAAATCCTGAACTGTTTACTCCTGAGTTTATTGAAGAGTTGCGTGAAATGGCACGTACTGCTGTCAAATGGGAAGTTGCATTTGGATTCCATGTTATGAATGATGAAATTGACGGAATCACAAATGTACAACTTGAAGCGTACATTAAATTCCTTGCAAACAATCGTATGAAGCGTATTGGATGGGAAGACTTGTATCCAGAAGTAGGACATAAGAATCCTATGAAATGGGTAGAGAGTTATGAAGATCAAAACAATACTAAACAGGACTACTTTCAAACGACTGTTACAAATTACCAGAAGACTCATGATAAAAATTGGGGAGACCTGTAAGGAGAGATTTAAATGATTATTAATATTAAAGATAAAGATGAATTTATGAAATTGAAAAAAGGCGAGACTATCGTTAAATTCGGTGCTCCGTGGTGTGGTCCATGTAAATCTGTTGATGGGTTACTGGATACACTTTCTTTGGATACTATTGCCAATATTCTGAAGGTTAATGTTGATGAAAATCCAGATATTGCAGGAGATTTTAAAATTATGTCTATCCCTGTCGTAATTCTGTTTGATGCTGAAGGAAATGAAATAAGGCGATCAAATGGATTTAAGCCGGGAGAGCTTCAAGAAATTATCGATCTTACAAAATAATCATTGACAGATGCAAGAATAAATGATATAATAACTTATGTAATTGAGAAACAAAGAAAGCGCTTTCATAAGCTTATCTTATATAAACCACATACTAAAGGAGATGCATTTAACATGGCTAAACGCTACTACAAATTGCAAGAAACGATCTGGATCAAAGAACTTAAGAAAACTGGTGTTGTTCAAAAACTTGACATTCCTAACCTTCAAGCAGAAGTTACTTATGTTGCAAGCCGCGAAGGTGGCAATACGGTAATTAATCGTCAAACATTCAAATTTGAACAGATTGACAAGCTGAAGCGTAAAGATGAGGTAGCTAAGACTGATGAGAAACCGCTTACAATTCTCGTTAAATACTTTGATGGGGACTCAGAAGAAATTACGAAAATTCCTAATGGAGACTGGATTGATCTTCGTTCTGCTGTGTCAATGGAATATAAAGCAGGAGAATCTATTAAATTACCTCTTGGAGTTGCGATGTCTCTTCCATTCACTTACGAAGCCCATGTTGCTCCGCGTGGTAGCACATTTAAGAATTACGGAGTTATTCAAACAAACTCTGTTGGTATTGTAGATGAGAGTTATAAAGGGCCAGATGATCAATGGTTCTTGCCATTGTACGCATTGCGCGATGGAAAGATTGAGAAAGGTGATCGCGTTTGTCAATTCCGTATTATGAAGAAAATGGAAAAAGTTAACCTTGTTAGAGTAGAAGAACTGAAGAGTCCTAATAGAAATGGTTATGGCTCTACTGGAACAAAATAAATGAAGGAAATAGAAACAAAGAAAGGATATGTACTCGTAGATGACCATGTTTATGAGTACATATCTCAATGGAGATGGCAAATAGGTAAAAACGGCTATGCTTGCAGAGACTTTTATGAAAGAGGAAAAAGAAAAACAGTAAACTTGCATAGACTTATTTGGGAAAAATTTGTTGGTACAATTTCTGACGGCCTTTATGTAGATCATATTAATAGGGATAGGCTAGATAATACGTTAGATAATTTAAGACTTGTGACTCCTCATCAAAACAGTCTGAATTCTAGCAAGCAATCAAACAACTTGTCTTCTAAATATAAAGGTGTAACAAAAAATAAGCAAACTGGTAATTGGGTAGCCTATATAACAAAGCACAAGAAAAGGAATTGTATTGGCTCCTTTACAAATGAAGAAGCCGCCGCCAATGCCTACAACTATCATGCAGAAAAAGAATTTGGAGATTTTTCTAGTCTTAATGAAGTTGAAATTGTGATGAGTTACAGTGAGTGGAATAAATTTATGTTACCAAAAAGAGGTTTAAATAATTACTCTGGCATATCTTTTAGAAAAGATAATGGCAAATGGAGGGTTTTATTGTACGATCTTCAAAAAAATAAAATCAATGTTGGTCATTATAACTCTGAAAGAGAAGCATTGATTGCAAGAAATAATTATGTAACAAATCATCTAGAGCTTGCTGATAAATATCCAATTGAAGAGTATGAGTAAATGTAAGATAAAATAAGGCTAAGAGGTCATGAACTTCTTAGCCAAACTTTTTCTAAGGAGTGATAATATGGAACTTAAATTTACAGAAAAAGAACTTAAAGATATTATGTGGAGTGATTCAGATCATGAACTTGTTTATGAGGGCGACTGGGAGGATCAGGGCAAATATCAGATTTCCGAAGTAGTATTTCGTCATGCAGAAGATGGAAAGTTTTATATGTTCGCACCAGTCAGAACGGGAAATCATTATAGTGGTTATGAGCTAGAGTTTTGGGACACTGACGTATGGGAAGTTGAACAAAAAGAAATTGTAGTTACAAAATGGGTTGAAGTAAATGGCTAAAATGTGCGAGAACGGATGTCATATTATTTGTGATTTTTGTATTTATTATAAAGATAATTATGAAGATAATGAATTTTGTGGAGAAGGAATTTGTACAAAAACAAATACAGAAACAAGCTTCTCAGGAGCATGTGAAGAATTTGAGTGTTTTAATTATAGAAAAGGTGAGTGAACAAAATGGCAAATTATAGTTTTATTAAAGACAATGGTATTGTGTTGAACGTAATCAAAGCATCTCCAAACAATATTATCCTTAAAGCAATTAACAGCAACGTTCTGTCTACAACTGATTTTGGAATAAATGGTGGATTTTTTTACAATACTGATTTGTTATCCATTGCAGTAAACAACGACGTTCCAGTTAAAGGGGTAGCTGATGGCTATGGTTCTGGTTGGTTTAATGAAAAATATAAGCGTGGAACACTTGTTTGGGATAAATCTGCAAGCAAATATAGTGTGCAAGTTGTAAGTTCTGCAAGTGATATTCAAGTTACTAGTCGTATTTCCTATTGGGCACAAGGTGGCATTAGTATGGGGCTTCAAAATGAGTCTGGTTGGTATGATCAAGCGTCTGCTGAAGGCATGCCAAATATCGACGGCAAAACGACTCGTACAGCGTTGGTTTACAACAGTGGTCTTAACATCTGGCTGGTAGTTACAGAGACGCCATGTACAGCAGAAGCGTTTAGGAGCGCTATCAAAGGTCAAATTGGTTCGGGAACATTGGTTGACGGCGTATTTCTCGACTCTGGTGGAAGTTCTCAGATGAGATGTGCTGAAGTAAGCATTGATGGAGATGGGAGAACTGTTAGGCAAATGATTGCGCTTATTAATAAATAAGGTGGAGATAAAATGGGTGTAGATTGGTATTCTTGTAGAAATTGTGGAGACACGTTCCCTGACTGTGGCCCACATGAAAGTTGTGAATGTGGAGAACATTGGTGCTGTAGCAGTTGTGCTGAAGAAGATGGAATAAATTATAAATACGATGAAGAAGATGACTATGAAACAATCAGTTGCAATTATTGTCGCGAAGAAGATTTCGAAGATTATGAACTTCTATATTTTCTTTTTGAAAAGCATAACACTTCCAGACAAAAAGTAATTGAGCAATATAAGCAATGGAAGGAAGATGACAATGAGTAAATTATACGAACTTTCAGAATCATTTCGTAAGCTATACGAAATATTTGAAGATGCTCTTGACAATGATGAACTTGATGCTGATTCTGAAGAAATGTTTCTAGATACGCTCGAAAGTCTTGAAGGTGAAATCAGTTTCAAAGTAGAAAATATCTGTAAATTTATAAAAAATATTGATGGTGACATTAAGGCTCTTAAGGCTGAAGAAGATCGTCTAAGCAAAAAACGTAAGGCAATGGAAAACAAAGTTGAATCTCTTAAGAAATATATGTCTGATATGCTTATCAATGCCAAAATCAAGGAAGTTAAAGCTGGAAATTTCAAAGTAAAATTTCAAGCAAGTCCTCCAAGCGTTGAAATTCTTAATCCTGAGCTTATTCCTGCTCAATATCGTGAGCCACAAGAAGATAAAATTCTAAAGTCTGAAATTATGAAAGAATTGAAAGACAAAAAAGAAGTTGCTGGTGCTAAACTAGTAGATGACAAAGTTCATTTACGCATCACTTAAGGAGGCTAAAACATGAGTGTAGAACGCAAGGATTATATTGTTCTTGGCACAAACATTAGAGATCACTATGATGCTAACTATGACGAGTGGTGGGAAGATGACGAAATGGTTCTCTATCTTGAAGGTTCTTCAGAGGTAGAATTTCAAATTATTCCATCTTGTTATGATAGTAGTTATGCTATTGCTGGCAAAATTCTAGGAGAATATGATTACCATGAAGGATTGCCAATGATTAATCTTGCTAATTTTAATTTTGATGCTGAAGACTATTTCAAAGTTGAAAAGTTTTTGCATAAGTTTAGTTTAAATCTAAAGCCAGAGCTTTTAATTTTCACACATTGGTACTAATCGTAGGAGGTCAGATATGAAAGAATATTTTGTTGTAGTAGTAAATGCTCAATTTAACATAAAAACTTCTGATTATTCTGTAGGTAATTTTGACAATTATCCAACACTTGACCAAATTAAAGATGCCATACTAAGTATTGACGGAACAGGAACTGAACATTCGAAATTTAGAGCTAATTATGCAAGAGTTGAAAAACGATATAACTTACAGGAGGAATAAAAAATGATAGATAAATCTAATTATGGCAAAGTTGGAGACGCACTTTATGTTAAAATGACAGAAAAAACTTTTTCTGATAAAGCAAGCAGAGGATTTCATTTAATTAAAGATATGACCGTCTTTACGCCAGAACAAATTAATTCTGGATTTTTTGGAGCTATTGCCACTGGTATTCCTATTTGTATTGACAATAATACTCAGGGTGATTATGAAGTTGTTTGTGAATACGGAATTGAAATTCATGAATGGGATGATAAATAAAATGAAAAAATACGCTATTTATTATGGTCTTGGTGGAGGATTTGGTGGAGCACGGTTCAGCCATATCGAAAGTTTTTATAATTATGACTCTGCAATGGATTACGCTTATGAGTATGCTTTAGAAGAGTATATTAATTACACAGGACTTCATGGACTACGTAGTTATGAAGAGATTATGGAAGAAGAAGGCGTAGATCAATTCGATGCAGAAGAAATTATGCTTCAAGATGCTGAATCATGGCTTGACTACTATGTAAAAGAAGTATTAGATGATCAAACAGAAGAGGATTTTGAATAAGGGTGATTAGAGATGGGTAGTATTTATGCCATTGTAAATAAAATAAATGGAAGAATGTATATTGGTAGAACAAAAAAATTTAAATCCAGATTGGCTCAACATAATCATATGTTGAGCCAAGGAGAGCATGAAAATAGATTGATTAATGAGGATTTACAAAAATACGGAAAAATAAGTTTTGAAATATATGAAATAGAAAATGTATCTGATAATAACAAATTATATCAATTAGAAATAGATTATATAAAAAAGCATAATACCTGTGTGTCTGATGGAGGATTTGGTTATAACATTTCTTCTGGAGGTGAATTTTCTTCGGGCGGAGTTAAATTATCTGATGAAATAAAAAATGAAATTAGTAAAAAAATGAAGGGTAGAAAATTCTCTAAAGAACACTCTAGAAAAAAATCTGAAGCACAAATTGGAAGCAGTAATCCTATTGCTAAAAGAGTTAGCGTAAATGGTAAAATATATGAATGTATTAAGTATGTCTCTGTTGAATTAAGCTTAAAGCATAATACTGTTATTTACAGGCTCAATTCTAAAAGTGAAAGATTTAAAGATTGGTTTTATTTGTAGGAGGAATAATTTATGAATAGCAATGAACAACAATACCTTAATGCTTTGAGAGATATTTTAAATAATGGACTTGATACTGGAGACAGAACTGGCACAGGGATGCGTAGTAAATTTGGTGTGACAATGACATTTGACTTGTCAGATGGGAGATTTCCATTGTTGACTACTAAGAAAATGTTTACACGTGGAGTGTTTGGAGAGTTGATTTGGTTTTTATCTGGCTCTACATCCAATACAGAACTTGAAGAGAAGTACAATGTTAAGTTCTGGAGAGAATGGGCAAATGAAGCTGGAATGCTACCAAATATATATGGAAAACAATGGGTTAGATGGGAAGATTCAAAAGGAAATATTTTTAATCAAATTAAATATGTGATTAACGAGATTAAAACCAATCCTCATAGCAGACGAATTCTATTCACTGGATGGAATGCTCCTGAAATGCAATATGAAGATACTGCATTGCCCTGTTGCCATAGTACAGTTGTACAATTCTATGTGCGTGGTGAGTATCTTGACATGTATCATTATCAACGCAGTGGAGACTTCTTCTTAGGCGTTCCAGTTAATATTGCCTCATATGCGGCACTGCTTCAAATGATTGCTGATCAAACTGGGTACAAGGCTGGAGTTATGACTCATACAGTTGGTGTAGCTCATATTTATCACAATCATATAGATCAAGTCATTGAACAACTATCAAGAGAGCCCTATGAAGCTCCAAAGTTAATTATAATGAATAAACCTGAGACTATTTTTGAATATGAGGTATCTGATTTCGCGCTGATTGAATACGAACACCATCCACTTATCAAGGGAGATGTTGCAGTGTGACAATTAATATCATTGTGGCAATGGATAAGAACGGTTTGATTGGAGCGAATAATAAACTACCTTTCCATCTTCCTGCTGATCTTTCTTATTTCAAGCGTATGACCAGTGACAATGTTGTTATCATGGGCAGAAAGACTTATGAATCTATTGGAAAGCCTTTACCAAATAGAACAAACGTTGTATTGACGAGACAGCATATTTATCATGAAGGATATCACTTTATTCATTCCATTGACGATGCTCTTGAAATGGATGCTATATCTTCATATGAGAGAGATATCTTCATAATTGGCGGAGAGGATATTTACAGACAATTTCTACCCTATGCAGAGAACCTTTTCATTACTGAAATTGATCATGAATTTGAGGGAGATTCATATTTTCCAAAATTTGACAAAAATGATTGGGATTTGATCGGTCAAAAAAACGGTGTAAAAAATGATGCCAATCCATATAATTATTGTTTCAAAATATATACAAGAAGCTTGACAGATGAAAGATAAAGTAGTATACTATAGGTAGCGGTGGAGAACTGCTACCTCTTTTTATAACTCAAACAAAAGGGAGATAAAACGAATGAAGAATCAACTGAATGTAATTGTTACAGATGAATTGATTGATTATTGTGCTGAAAGATTTCTTAAATCTCCATATCAAAATCAAATGACATTTCAAGCTTATTTCGACAAGATGGTTCAGGAGGAATTGAAATGAAACTCTATCTTGACGATCTTCGTCCATGTCCTGAAGGATTTACAATTGCCAGAACAGTAGAAGAGGCAATTGATATTTATAAAAAGCATGCATTATCAGAAGAGTCTAAGATTATCTCTCTTGATCATGATCTTGGAGGACTTGACGGAACTTATAAACGTACTGGCTATGATTTTTGCAAATGGCTTGTAGAAGAATACTATAATCATTCTGAAGATGGATGGCTTTTTCCTGATATTATTTACTTGCATACAAGCAATCCTGTCGGCAGAAATAATATGTTTCAATTGTTAGAAAGATATGCTCCAAGTTACACTTTTATTAGCAGAGCACCTATGCCGCACTATGAATCTGATGGTTCAGTATACAAAGAAGATATTGGTATTGCAAAACTAGAAGAAGACGATGAGTTCTTTAAATAAATGTAAGATAAAATAAATTAACTAAACAAAAGGAGAATGCCAAAAATGAAAAAAATCTTTAAGTATAAACTTGTAGCCGATGGTGAGCAATCTATCCTTATGCCTAGACATGCTGAAGTAACATCTGTTATTGAGCAAAATGGTGATATTATTGTCTATGCCATTGTTGATGTTAACAATCAGGAAGTTCCTCATAAGTTTTGTGTTCTTGGCACTGGTTGGGATGCTAGTATTATTGCTGAGAAACGATATGCTTTCCTTCAGACGGTTAAAGTTGGGACATATGTTTGGCATGTGTTTGTTGGTACAAATGTATAAAATAATAACTTTTAAAGAGGTTGATTACAATGGGGTTGTTTAATATCGACGATTATTCGTCATTGATTTGGGCTAAAGACAAACAAGAGGCTATTGATATCTTTCATGGCCTTTACGATGAAGTGCTTGGTAAAGTTACGCAAATTCATGAAAATGAAATTGTGTACTTTGTACAAGATGAAAGTACTGGAGACATTGAGTGGAGTATTCAACAAGGAGCAAAATTTCAGTCACCTAAGCCTAAAGCCTTAACAGTGTCTAAGTTTGAAAATAGAATACTGTCTTCACTTGGCAAGGTGTAAACCTTGCTTTTTTAGCATAATTAAAAATACAAATAATGGTAGGTGAGTGTCATGAAAAATATTGAAGTTAAGTTTGCTGTTGGTGACAAAGTAAGAGTTAAAGATTATAAAGGTGTATTTACAGTTTTTTCTGTAGTTGCTGAAATGACTGGCGATGATATTATTTGTAGTTATACGCTTGTACAAGGAACTAGCTTTATGATTGACATTATGGATGAAGAAGATATTGAAGGCGTAGATGTCGATGAACTGGATGAACTGCTTGTTGATGACAAGAAGCTATCTAAAAAGGATGTAAATTTCCTACTTGACACTTACAATAAATACAAAGACTTGGAAACTCTCTACGCTTCACTTGGTCATAAAACTGAATATTCTGAAAAATGCGAAAAGATTGTGTCGTACTTGAAAACGCATACATGAAAGGTTGTGATTATCAAATAAGATTATAATTAGTTGTTGCTTTTCGGTCAGTCAACTTAGAAAATACATCATGAAAAGAGGAATTTGTATGTTACAACAATTTGAGAATTTTATTAAAATTAAAGATGGTCACAATGTCAATTTTAGAACACAACCTGTAGTTGGTGATAATGTTATTGCTGTTGCTAAAAGTGGAGAAGTATTCCAAACATTTTCTGTTACTGGAACTTGGTGTGTAGCTAGAAGAGAGTCCACTGGACAGCTTGGTTATATTACTACACTCGAACAATACGTTGAGCCATTTGAGCCTGAATGGTTGAAGAAGGCTAAAAGACTTATTAATTATGGTGAAAAATATCTTGGAACACCATACGTGTTTAGCTCTAGTAGATCAAATGATAATAGCTTCGACTGTTCTGATTTTGTAAAGTGGTGTTATGGCGAAGAGCTTGGAATTACACTTCATTCCGATAGCAGATCGCAATTTGCTAATGATGGAGTTGCTATTGGTAATGGTTACGACATCCTGAGAACTGGTGATGTAATTTTCTTTGACACGAATCATGACGGAATCGTTAATCATGTTGGTATTTATGTTGGAGCTTATAAGATTCTTCATACTTATAATACTACATGCGATATATTTGACAAGAACATGGTTAAGATTAAAGATAATTGCGGTGGAGTAACTTACTCTGAATATAAAGATGGTACAAGCTGGAGAAAAAATACCGTTGGTGTAAAAAGAATACTGCTGTAAACATTGGGTCTGCTAGATTAATTTCTAGCAGATTTTTTATTTTATGCTTGACTTACTGGATAATATAGGTTATAATTCTATTTGTGGTTAAGAAAACCGGATTAATAGAAAATAATGCTTGACTTATTGGTAAATGTAAGATAAAATAAAAACATAACAAACAAGGGAGATGTTGAAATGAATAAGTTTAAAGTTGGAGATATTGTAACTGGACTAACTAATTACGAGTGTCATGGAGAAGAGAATCCATATGGAATTACTGATCATAAAATGACCAAGGGAAAAGTCATTGATTTAGAAGAAGAAGGCTGTATTAAAATTGAAATTTTAGAGCATGAAAGTAGCGCATACGTTGGAAAATATTTTTATGTCCGAGAAAAATACTTTAAACTGGTGAAAGGGGAACCAAGTAAACCAGTAGAAAAAGTAGAAGTCTCTGCTAATCCATCTGGTGGACGAATTAAAGTTATAGAAGAAGTTGGCAAAACATTCTTGATCATCGACAAGAAATATACTATCTGCCTTGAAGGTAATTTCTCTATTAGCATCCTGAACAAAGACGAAGATGTATACAATGAAGAAATTGGAAAAGCTCTGGCTTACCTCCGTTTCGAACAAAACAAATAAAAGAAGATAAAACTAAAGGAGAATGTAAAATGGAGAACAAATTTAAAGTTGGAGATATTGTAACTGGCAACGAATTGAGTAATGGGGAATATGGAATAATATCAACAGATATGCTAAAAGGGGAAGTTGTTGACATTCTTGGTCGTGAAATGACTATTCGGGTTTTAGAGCATAATTGCCCTCAGTATTACGGCGATGAATATGTTGTTAAACAAGAATGCTTTGATCTTGTAGAAGATAAAAAAGAAGTTAATTCATCAAAAGATAAAGAAGATATTAAAGCAGAAACACCGAAGAGTGATGCCAAAATTACTCTTGAAGATATGATTATTGTTGCGGCAGTTGGCGAATTCCTTGAACGGAATTATGAAGATTCTGTTGCAGAAGTGGCAGGCGTTAGAGAACTTATTCTATTCACAATGGAGTCTATTAAAGCTACCAAAAGAATTCAAGAAGAAGATAAAAACTTTAACGAAGTTGAAGAAATTAGAAAAATCCTTCGTAAGTATGTAAAAAAAGCTCTATAAGTGAAAGATAAAATAAATGGGGTGCGGATTGATTTCTGCACTCCAAAAACGAAAGGATGAACTGAATGTTAAAAGATTTATTTTCTAATCCTCTTATTTTGACTGATACGTACAATCTATCTCATCAATTTCTCAAGTTCAATAATGACTGGGAAGTTAGCCATGTTTATAATAGAAAGCGTCCAATGGTACTTTATGGGGTTTCTGAAGCTGTAAATCGTGTTCTTTCTATTAAAATTGAAATGTGGATGGTTGACGAAGCTGAACAATATGCAAAAGAAAAAAGTATGCCATTCCCAAGAGAGTTGTGGGAACGAGTTGTAAATGAATTCAATGGCTATGCACCAATCATGATTGAATCTCTTCCTGAAGGATCATATATTCCTGCTGGTACACCATTCATGCAGATTCGTAATACCGTTGAAGGATTTGGCGAATTAAAGGATTGGTGGGAAGGTATTATTCTTCAAAATGCTTTTGCCTCTGGTTGCGCTACACGTGCATATGAAATGGCAAAGTATCTTAAAGACAACGATCTTCCAATGATTCGTTTTCATAGTTTTGGATGGCGTGGGCATCAATGTCCAGAAAGTGGATATTGGGCTGGTACTGCTTGGAATCTATTCCTTGTAGGAACTGATGATTTCCATACTAAAAAGCATACACCAAAAGCCAAGATTGGTAGCATTCCTGCACTTGCACATAAGGTAACTCAGCAATTCGATAAAGAATATGATTGTTATATTCGTGCAATTGATTTTGCTGTCAATACGCCACTTCGAACTGTGGCATTAGTTATTGATACTTATGATGCTAATCGTTTTATTAATCAGTATCTTATTGGCCTTGCTCGCTATGCACTTGACAAAGGTGTCCATATTGTTTGCCGTCCTGACAGTGGAGATGTTCTTGATCAAGCTATTGAGATTTACAAAGTATGTATTGAAAACAATCTTGCAAACGTCTCTGTGATCATTGGAGAAGGCATTACGTTTGAGGTGGTCAAAGCATATGATGCAAAGCTTAAAGATGCTGGAGTGCCATTGGCGTTCGTCTCTTATGGTATTGGTGCTGGATTCTACAAGGACATTGACCGTGACTACCTTGGATTTGCAATGAAGGTTGCATTCTCTAATGGTAAGCCACGTATGAAATTTGGAATGACAGCGTTGAAGCGCAGTATTCCCGGCAAGGTTTCTATCATTAAAAAAGACGGAGATTTGCTCGTCATTCCTGAAGGAAGTCTTATGTCCTATACGTACAATGATCTTTATGAGATTATTTATGTTCATGATGACACTACTGAAGAGCCAATTATCAAAACAACTGAATGGAATGAAATTTATGATCGTGTTCAAGAAGTTGATGATCATCAAAAAGTAATCTACATTTCTCAGGAAATTGAAAATATGATTGCTGAATTCAAAGAACAATATAAAGGGTGATATGTATGGAAATGAATATGAACAATAAAGATGCAAATGGAGATATTATTAGCGCAACACCGCCTAGGCCTTGGACAATTGGCGATCCTCCACCATATAATCATGAAAAAAATAACACAATCTGGACTGGGCCATCAACTTTCCCATATCTTACACCTATGCCTAAAAAACCATTTAAATTTGGTTTTTTGCTTGGACGATTCCAGCATATTCATATTGGTCATGAACAAATGATTGATAGAGCGCTTGATGTTTGCGAGAAGGTTTTGGTCATTGTTGGCTCTGCACAAGATGATGCACGAATTACCAATCCAATTCGCAATCCGTTTGAAACTCATTTTCGCATTAGGCTTATCAATGAGATTTATAAAGACAAGCCAAATCTCTTTGTAACGTCTATGCCTGATTTGACTCACGAAAATGATCATAGCTGGGCATGGGGCAACTTTGTTCTTCAAAATGTTGCACTGCGAGCTAATCAGTATGATATCAAAGAAAGTCCTGATATTATGGTTTTTGGTAATGACGAAGAAAGAATGTCGTGGTTTAATCCAGACGATATCAAGACAGTTAATCAACTGATTGTTGCGCGTGGAAACATTGACATTAGTGCTACTCAAATGCGCAATTATCTTGTTGAAAATAATTTTTGGAAATGGCGGCAGTATGTAAACTTGAAACTTTCACCATTGTTCCCTGTAATTCGTGAAGAACTTTTCAAAGTAGAACACTACAGAAAGTTGGCTGAAGAAAATGGAACAATCAATGCCCACAAGTAAACTTTGCAAGGAAAATTATAAAGGTGCCATTTACACTGATCGAACTGAAGAAATTTCATTTCCAGACGGAAAGAAAATTACTAGAGATGTTATTGTAAAAAATGAAGTGGCGGTCGCACTGGTTCATAATATTGACACTGATACTGTAGTTCTTATTAGAGAATTTAGAGTTGGTTCTATGAAGTATGAACTTGGTGGCGTTGCTGGCATTGTTGAAGTTGGTGAATATCCCATGAATGCAATTGTTAGAGAACTTGTTGAAGAAACTGGGTATAGTGATACAGTTATTGTACAATCCCTTGGAACAACTATGACTTCCTCTGGCTTTACCAATGAAAAAGTTCATCACTTTTACATTAAAGTGAGGGGCTTGAGAGGCGATCAGAATCTTGATGCAGATGAATCTATTGAAGTTATTGAGCGTCCTTTTGGAGATATTGCTATTATGATGGCAAATGGTGAAATTACTTCTAATCATCTACATGCTTGTCTGTTGAAACTTATGATGAATAATGGATATGAATGGGTGTGATGAATGGGAATGATTAAATTTGAATATAAAAAAGTTGCTTGCGATGGTAAGATGATATTACGTTATGGTGAACTCAGCTTAGAACAACTAAATTCCCTTGGAAATGAAGGTTGGGAACTTGTAACTATTATCAGTGGAGAATGTATCTTTAAACGACAAATAAAAGAATAAACAACTATTGACATTTGGCACTCTATATGGTAAAATGGATTTTACTTGCTAGAGTGCCATTTATTTTAAGGAGGTTAAAAGATGTTTTGGAACAAAGATGATAATGCAGAAAAAGTTAAAGGTAGAAGTGTAAAATATTTTATTGATGATGTTATTAAAAATATTGGAATTGATAAGACTATTACAATTAACAATGTTAAATTTCATGTAGCGAATGATCCTTGGTATCGTATTAGCGGAAAATCTGCATCTGAATCTATATCCATTATAATTACTCTGATCAATGATGATGATGAACTTGTTGTATTTAAAGATGATGAATGGCTCTATCAAGGATCATGGTGCGATAAGATTTACAAGATCATTGACGATATTAAAGAACAAAAGCAAAGAGCAAAAGTAAGGAAAGATAAAGAATTTGCAGATAAATTAGAGAGATTTGAAAAAGCGTTTGGTGATGAGTAATGAGTGATTTCTACAATTGGAAATTAGTTAAAAAGACAAGAAAGGATCATAATTGCTTTGGTTGTTGTGAAAAAATCCCTTCTGGTTCATCTGCACATTATTATGCTGGAGTATTCGAAGGATATTTTTCAACTTCTTATTATTGTATTCCATGTAAAAAATACGTTGATGAGAATCCTGAAGATTGGTCAGAAGGATTTTATTATGGGGACATTGGTGAGTCAAGAAGAAGGTTGGAAAAAATGAATGGAAGATAAAATAATTATATATACAGACGGAAGTGTAGATCACAAAGATAGAGTTGGCGGAATTGGTATTGTAATGTCTTACAAAGGAAATGTAAAAGAAGTCTATGAAGGTTATGAAGATACCACAATCAGCCGAATGGAATTGCAAGCTTGCATTAGTGCAATTAAGCAACTTAAACGAAATGACATTCCTGTTGAAATATATTCGGACAGTGCCTATGTAGTAAATTGTTTTAAAGATAAGTGGTATGTGAATTGGCGTTCAAACGGTTGGAAGAATGCAAAGAAGAAGCCAGTTGAAAATCAGGATTTATGGGTTGAATTGCTTGATCTTTATGAGAAGCATGGGAATGTTAGTCTTTGTAAGGTGAAAGGACACATTGGTGTTCCTGAGAACGAAAGAGCAGATGTTCTTGCTAATATGGGAAGGAGATTGATTTTGGATGCAAAATAATTGTGAATGTAATAGAAGTTTTTACATTGACTCTATGTGCAAACCATGCCTTGAACGAGTTAGAAAGAGCGCCTTAGAGAAAATTGAGCAACTAGAAGAAGAAATACTTGATATTGATGCCGTTCTTGATGAAATCAACTTCTATTTATACGATGAAGATGATGAGGGGGAAGAATAAATGGAATTAAATGGGTGGTATGTTGTAATATTCAAGAAACCCTACTCAATCTATAATAGTACAATAAAAACTGGGAATACCATGCAATTCGTAGGTAAATGTGAAAACTTTAATCCTACTGGATTGTGTGCATTCAGTAATGATAAAAATGAAATGTTGTTAGTTCATTATATTGATATATTACAAATGATTCCTACAGAAAAACAATAAGGGAGAAGTGATAAAATGAAATCATTGTTGTCTATTCTTGGAGTATTGATTGTTATCGGAGGATTTTGTGCTGGATTCTATATTGACATCTACATGCTGATCAAAGCAATCATTGACATTGTACATGGTGGGAATATTGCATGGGATGTATTCATGATTATTATTAGAGAAGTTGTTGGATTTCTGGTAATTGTCTTCTGTTGGTTTGTTGGCATTGCACTGCTTGCGGCGGCGAATGATTAAGTGATGAAAGAATAAATTAGAGATAACAAATTAGTCAATCTGAT